GGATCGATCCTGCCGCTGCGGGCGCAATTCGTGCGGGCGACCGGCACGACTGCGCAGGACCTGGTGGCGCTTTACTGATGCTGGACCTGTCCTTGCCCGGGGTCGCGTCGCGGCGCAGGCCGCCGTTGCCGCCGCCATCGCCCCAAGTTGCGATCACGGCTGTTTTCGCGGACGGTTGGTCGGCTCAGTATGCCGGCACGCCGCCAAGCCTGAACCCGCTGACGACGGAGACCGTCAGCCGGCAGGGCTTCGACGCGGCCGGCGCATCCACGATGCACACCGACACGCTGACGATCACACAACGGGTTCGCGAACCTTACCCTGCTCAAGGCAGCCTGAGCGCCGCTCGCGTTTCCTTGTCCGATTATGTCTATTCCACCGACACGATCGCAGGGGTGACGAACAGCTCGGCCGAGACCAGCCCCAAGCCGGTCGCGAACTGGATCATGCCTCACCGCCTGGTGGTCGGGAACAGCGTGCGACTTGAGGTGCTGGCGGCGCACCGTAATGCGCGGGCCGGGCGGCAGGTCGCGGCCGTCAAGTTCATCGCGACCGACGGCACCAACACCGTCAGCCAGACCGTCGCCGCGACCGTTGTCTCGGCGCGGGCGGGTGACCGCAATGCGGTGGTCTGCTTTCAGGCCGATCTCGACATCACGGGGCTGAATGCGGGCCTCATCACCTGCAACGCCGAGGTCTATCCCTGGATCGGCGCGGCGGCTTCTGTCGCCAAGAGCGTCGATAGCTCAGTCTCTCGCGAGTTCAGCCCGCGCTACTTCCTGAAGAACACCGGGTCCAAGACATACTACTACGTCAAGACGGCTGCCAACGGCGGCAACGACGCGACCGGCGCGGGCTCGACCAACGCCGCGACGGCATCCGGAACGCCTTTCCTCACCGTCCTGGCGGCAATCAACAAGGCCCACACCGACCTCGGCGCGGCCTCCGGCGTCGATATGGCCGAAATCAGGATCGGGGATGACGGCGGCACGCCGTTCGTGCTCGGCTCGACCGCCGCGACCAGGACGCAAAAGGTGGCGGCGCTCACCATCACCCGTGATCCGACCGTTGCCCGGGCGAATGCTCGCGTCTCGTTTGGAGCTGCGGGGTTCCGCCCCCGGCTGGGTGGCTCCCTGACCTCTCCGGTCGCGTCCAGCGCGCTGCGGTTCTCGGACATCGCGATTGTCCGCACCGGCACGAGCACGTTCCAGGGTGAAACCGCGGCGCCGCTCGAACTCATCCTTGAGGACATAGACTTCGACAACGGTAGCTTCTCAACCACCTGGCTGTCGGCATCAACCACGCCTGCACATGACTACATGTACGGCGTCACCTTCGCGAACATCGCCACCAGCCCGCAGCCGCTGAACGCGGGAACTTCGGAACACCGCATCATGCGCGGCGTGTCCGCCACCCTCACCACCACGACGGGTCTAGAAGCGTTCCTGCTGGTCGGGTGCAGCCTCAGCAATGCTGGCGCATTCGCACCGGGCACGCGAACCACGGTGGGATCGCTGATTGCGTTCAACAGGTTCTCGAACTTCAACGTCAGCGGCGCGTTCGTCAACTACGGCACGTCGTCCAGCACGTCCAACATCGGGCTGCTTCAGAACCTGTTCGAATATACCTCTGCCTCAAGCGCCGCCACCATCGGCATCAGCCATGACAACATGACCGGCAGCAACACGCACATGGTCATCCACAACAACACGTTCGTCGGCTTCTTCATCAACGGGCGTGCAAACCTGTTCTACGACGAGGGAACGACGCCGCGCACGACCAGGCTGCAAAGCCTGAAGGGCAACATCCACGTCCAGCTCAACACCAAGGGCGACCGCTTCGCTCTGGACGGCACGCGGGTGGGGAATTGGGCCTATCTTTACGGCGTCGGCTGCCAGGGCGAGTTCTCGCAGTTCGTCGACGCCGACAGCGGCGGCATCGGGTCCAGCTTCGCGCAGGCTTATCCGGGGCTGGGGGCAAAGATCGGAACGAGCGCGACGGTTCGCAACGACCCGCTGTTCACGGACTACAAGGGCACGACGAGCGGCCCGACTGCCGGAGCTGGCGGGGGCACCTACACGCTGCAGGCGGGTTCGCCGGCCAAGAGCATGGTGGCGAGCGCGGTGCTTTCACACGATCTGGCCGGAGCGGCGCGGCCGACCGGCAACGACAGTGCGGGCGCATACGCCTGATCATCAGGATGGAGGCGAGGATGAGGAGAAGCGGCGAGCCGCCTCGGGCGGAGCTGCGCGCATGACCCGCGGCGATTCAATCGTGGCGGGGCCGGCAGCGCAGGCCGAGGCGAAGCTGTTCCTGCGTGCCGGCAGCGCGGCGGAGGATGCCTTGATCGAGCGGCTGCTGGTGAGCGCGCTCGAGCTTTGCGAGGCCTTCACCGGGCAAGTGACGTTGGCGCGTGGCTTCGTCGAGACCCTGCCCGCGCGGACCGTGTGGGCGCGGCTCAGCCGGCGGCCGGTGAGTGCGATCACAAGCGTCGAGGCGATCGATGCTGAAGGGGTCCCGCTGCCTGCCGGAGCCTACCAGACCGATATCGATGCGGCGGAATGCGGATGGGTGCGAGTGACGGGCGCGGGCGATCCGCGTGCGATCCGCGTGCGCTACCGCGCGGGGCTCGCGGCCGACTGGACCGAGCTGCCGGAGCCGCTCGCCCAGGGAGCGCTGCGGCTGACCGGGCATCTGTTCGCTCATCGCGCAGGCCAGAGCGACGGGGAACCGCCGGCAGCGGTGACTGCCCTGTGGCGGCCTTATCGGCTGCTGCGCGTCGCCTGAGGAGAGGGATATGCTGGAGGGGGTCGAAGCGCGCCTGCTTCGGATCGCGGAGCGTCGTGCGATAGCCAGAAGAAGGCTGGTGGCCGATCGGCTTCGAGCGGAGCTGCCGCCCGGGCTGGCCGTCGAGGAACGTGGCGAAGCCGTCACGCTGAGCGGGCGCGGCCTGGGGCGGCGGTTTGTGCTCGAGCCGGCACTGCGCTGGCTGCTGGCGGGGCTGAAATGAGCGGGGCAGGAGGCGCTCTGCAGACCGGCGCCACGGCAGCGCTGAGCGACATCACGGGGCTGAACGGCGTGTATCCGGGAACGCCGATTCAGGCGACGGCACCGTTCGCGATTGTCGAGATCGGGCCTGAAACGGACTGGGGCCACAAGAATGGCGCCGGGCGCGAGTTGCGGCTGGCGGTGATCGTGCGGGACGAGGGCGAAACGCCGGACCGGGTGCGGGTGCTGGCCGACGCGGCCCGGCAACACGTGGAGCAGATGGCCGCTGAGCAGGGTGGCTGGCGGATCGTGAGCCTTGCCCTCCTCCGCGCGACAATTGTGCAGGAGAAAGGCGGCGAGTGGGCCGCGCTGACGGAATGGCGGGCGCGGATGCTGGCGCTCTGAAAAGGAGATCGGAATGGCTGCGGAAAAGGGAAGTGCGTTCCTGCTCAAGATCGCCAACGGCGCGAACCCGCCGGCTTATGGAACGGTTGCAGGCATGCGCACGACGCAGATGAGCGTCAACGGCGAGGCGGTGAACGTCACGCACAAGGATTCGGGCGGATGGCGCGAGCTCTTGTCGGGTGCCGGCGTGCGATCGGTGTCGGTATCGGCAAGCGGCATTTTCACGGGATCGGCAGCGGAAGTGCGGGTGCGGGCCAATGCTCTGGAAGGCGTGCTCGACGATTATGAGCTGAGCTTCGAAAGCGGCGAGCGGATGCGCGGCCGGTTCCTGGTCACGCGGCTCGACTATTCGGGCGATTACAATGGCGAGCGCAATTATGCGCTGAGCCTGGAAAGCTCCGGGCCGGTGGTGCCGGCATGAGCGGAGCGAACCCGGCACGCGGCGAGGCGGCATTGCTGGTGGATGGCCAAGCGATCGTGTTGCGCCCGAGCTTCGAGGCGCTGGTCGCGGCGGAAGAGGAGCTTGGGCCGCTGTTCGCCCTGGTCGAGCGGGCGGCGCGGGGCGAGCTCAGGCTGTCGGAAGTGACCGCCTTGTTCTGGCATTGCCAGCGGGACGGAGCGGCGGCGCGGGAGCGGATCGGTGCGGCGATGGCCGAAGCCGGGCTGGCGGGTGTCACGCCGGTGCTGCGGGTCCTGCTCTCGCAAATCCTGCAGGGGCGGTGACCCAGCCTGGTGCTGATGCGAGCCTGAGCCGGGCGGAAGGCGAGGGGCTGTTCGTCCTCGCCGCCGCGCGCCTGGCGGGGGCCGCGGGGCTGCTGCTCGGGTGGCGGCCGGGCGAGTTCTGGGCAGCGACGCCGGCGGAACTGGCGACGGTGCTGTGGGCAGCGGGCGGGGAGGCGGGTGAGGTGTCGTTAAGCGACCTCGAGCGGCTCAAGGCGCTGTTTCCGGACTGAAGGATCAGGGACATGGACGAGGAAGTGGAGCGGCTGCTCGTGTCGGTGCGCGCGGACACGGCGGGTTTCGCCCGCGACGTGGCGGACATGCGGGGGCAGTTGGAGGGGCCGCTCGCGGCGGGGGCGGAGCGGGCCGGGCGCGTGCTGGAAGGTGCGCTGCTGCGGGCTGTTCGAACCGGTTCGTTCGGGTTCGACGATCTGAAGCGGGTCGCGCTGGCGGCACTTTCGGAGATCGCCACAGCCGCGATCCGCAGCGGGCTCGGAGCGGCATCAGGTGGAGGCGCGCAAAGCGGGCTCGGCGCAATCGCCGCGGCGTTGATCACAAGCCTGACAGGCGCGCCGGGGCGGTCCACGGGCGGCCCGGTCGCCGCCGGACGCGCCTACCGGGTGGGTGAGCGTGGTCCGGAATGGTTCGTGCCGACGGCGAGC